TCAACATCTGCCATTACAGACAAACGATTTGTGTCTATTATTATAATTTGATTTCGGTCAGGAACAATGTCATTTGATTGTGGTATAACTTCAAGAGTAATATCAATTGGTCCATTTGTTGGAAGAGTGTTTATGTATGCAACTCCAGTTTTCAAATCTATATAACCAATATTTAGGTTTCGCTTGATGTATGTGCCATCAGCCTTTCTATAATAGCTATACAATATTCTTTTTTGTGGATCTTTTGGATCTTCAACATCTCCTATATAAACATCATAACCTATAGTCGCATCATAATATCCAGTTGAAAATGTTATTGTTTTTCCGTCATCTACATCAAGCGGAGCACCAAAATCAATTATAAAAGATTCCTTTTGAGTTGGTATATTTTTATATGTTTGGGTAAGATATACACGTAGATGACCATTTACTATTGATGGATCCTGTCGTATAACATTTGAAAGAAGAGATGAATAGGTAAACACTTTATCAAATGACTCAAGCGTAGTATCATTATAGTCTATGATATATGACTTTATCTTTTGTTCAAGTTCAGTTTTGCTGAGATCTGTAATGTTTCTATTATATTTGATAAGCACATCTAGAGACAATTTAACATAATATGGATCAACTATAACTGGTTGTATAGTCAACACTGATCTTGGGCGTAAAAATGAATAGATAAAGTTTTTATCTTCTTCTGAAAGATAGAGTCCATCCTTTGGTTTGATTGAAACAAAAACTTTACCATAACTTTTAGGAATATGGTTTTCTCCTCCCCACACAGATATTGATTCTGATTTTGGAAATTCGCTCTTAATAATTGATGCATAGTCATTTATAGTTACTGCGCGATTTTGGGCAACATACGCGAGAGGCGCATTAAAGCGTATACTATCAAGTGTTTCTTTTTCTGTGCCGCCAGAAGCGCCATATGATTTTCCTTCATTATCAGTAAAGAGAGATATAATTGGAGTGTTAATAACAACGTCTTGTGTATCTTCTGCAAATAGACCGCCAATATAATTAAATTGGACACAACCATTCGCGGCCGAGCCATTTGTAACAAAATATTCAACTTCTATAATACTAAGATTATTTGGCCTTTTACCAAACCGGCCATCACCAAAACTAATTTCGTAGCGTCCTAGGGTATTTTCTTGTATAAAATATAGAGGATTTTCTGAACTAATAATATCAAATGATTCAAATTTTGTAAAAACAGTATAGTTTGATGAGTCTCCATTTGCATACACTCGCACCGAAATTTTAGATATATCTACATTTATTGAATCAAGTATATATTCAGGATATTGTAAATTAGCATTTACTTGATATTTTTGCGTGCGAAAAACTCCTTCATATACTGGCACAGCGCCAGTATATCGATTGATAGAAGCGTCATAGGTGAGTTGATGAGCCTCTACTGTACTAAAAATATAGTTTGTTCCATTTAATACACTTGAAAATCTAGAGCCCCGAGGCAATACAATAAATTTATTGATTGCTGAATCTGCTTTAGGCGCAAATGAAATTGCAATAACTGCCTTTGGTGCATTAAAACTATTTGGTATATAGCCTAATAGTTTTGCATTTGATACAACACTTGATCTAAGTTGAGCAGTATCTAAAAATGTTTCATTGATACTCATATGTGCCAACATTGCATTATAATGAGTATTATACGCCAAGACATCAAGAATTGTATTTAAGCCAGAGCCTTGAAAATTCCAATCTTTGAATGGCGAGTCATCGCGTTTAAAATAGGTTATAAGGTTAGATTTTATACTATCAAAATCCAACTCTGAAACGTTAATTGATCTTTGTGTAATTGCCATCTATCTCAATCTTTCTATAAAAAGCACGGTTTGTTCTGCAATATCATATGATATTTGAAATGTAATTGTTATTTTATATGAATTTGTGTCTGTCTGATCTTCAACATCTACTTCAAAGTTGTCTATACGAGACTCACGATCTCTTATTATTTGCGTGAGGGTATCTTTTATAGCCAGCTGAGTGAAAATAGTGTTTGGTTCAAAGAGTAAATTTCTTATATTTGATTGTATATACGGCGAAAAAGGCCGGCTGTACATATACGAAAATATCAGATTTTTTAATGAATTTTTAACAGCTTCTGCATCTCGCAGAGGAATAATATCTTTAATGACTGGATGTATGCGAAATGAAAGATCTAGATCACTATAGAGTTGATCTCTTGCTATATTACTAGAACGCGGTTCATAGTTATAGTCAGACAGTTGAGCCATATATTCTATTTATAATAAAATTAAGCAACATTTGAGCTGCTTCCTTTTGCTGATCGAACAAGTGCTGCTTCTTTATCTCTTCGTTTTAATAGTCCACTCTGACCGGTATTTGCCCATATTCGTTTACTTGCAATAATCTGGTTTGCAATATAATCGTATATATCGGTAACCTTGGTTTGTCCTATAATGGCAGCGCGTATATTTGCCATTTCTTCGCGCCTTTTACCAGATGTAGATGGACCTCTATTAAATACCATCGAGCAAAGTGCTCCAAACGCGCTTGGATGCAATTTATCTGCTCCTGGAAATGCTATAAGACACTCTCTTTTGTATCGTGGTATTGTTTTCTTTACAAACACCGCTTGGGCTGCTTCCCATGATATTGATATATCATTTACAGAAGAAACTTTATTTTTAGCCGCACTTCCAATTATGCCAGCACAGTCTGCTAATCTATTAAGATCTGAGTCCGAAAGTATTCCAGTCCAATCTGAAACAAAAGTACCGCGGCGATTCATTCCAATATCATAACCAATCCCAATAGTTATGCCGCTTTTTCCGCCAGGCCAATTTGCTTTGCTGTATAGTTTTTCATATGAAGATTTACCTCCGCCGACTTCATAAAATAACATAAGATCATATGCTTCCTTTGATAGCCCGCCATACTCTTGATTTCCAGTTGTAGAATATTGAGTTGTTTCCCCCTTCACAGTTGGGTTGTAAAAAGCTCCAACAGATGAGGCGCCTGAATTAAACGCGGCGCCTATAGTTGCAGTGCGGCCTTTAAAATCATTTATAGTCTCAGCACTCCATGAACCTCCATTCTTTTGCAGTTCAGTTGCAACATTTTGTTCATATTTTGACTTTATGCTTGCATATTGAGACTCGTCTTTTCCAGCTTTTTTAATATCGTCATGATAACTGTATGCCAATACATTTACAAGCGTAAGCATTTCATTATAGTGCCGAAGACCCTGTGTATCGCTACCATTACTTGCGCCCTTGCGCAACTCATTTATACGAGAGTCATCCTTCAAAGTGCCTTCTCGTATCTTAAATAACACAGAATCATAGTCTCCCTTTAGGTTACGGTCTAAATTGTCTGTCACAACGCCGCCATATTTGCTTCTTAAAGATACCACTGCTGTAGGTATTTCAGTTAGTGGTAATTTTTTAATTCCTCCAAGCAAATATTCAAGGGAAAAATCAGCATTACACAAGTCAAGTGATTCTATACTGTTTAACACACCATCAAGTCCCTCTACGCCAGGAAAGTTCTTTTTGATTTCATCAATTTTCTGGATCAAACTTTCGCCCTGTAATATCTTAGCATTTGCTAACATCATGAGTAGTGTCTCTGGATCTTTTAATTTTTCAATTAGCAACATCAAGAGAGCATATTGATCCATTATTTTTTGAATAAGAGCTATTATTTGAACAATATCAAGTGCTGTTCCAGTGATTGGCAAATTAGCAAGATATGATATTCCCTTTTTTATTGCGAGTCCTAGCAGCGCAGCAGGTATATTTTTTGCGCACTGCGCAAGATCCATGACACGATTAGCCTGTGTAACAATCTCAATGTCATTGATATCAAGAGCATTTGTGACTGCCGAATCAAGAGTGCCCTCAGCTGCGGTCGCCGCTGCCAGTCCTTCACTAATCAAAAAATCTGTCTTTACCGCCAATTTTTCTGCATCATCTACAGTACTATTAATGGTTTCGGAAGCGGTCTCTGTATTTTCTTCTGGCATAAAATTATAATTTGGTTGTACTTAACATGGGTTTGGTACGAGTGCTAACGAAGAGCCAATTACAGAAACGTTTCCTCCTCCAACTATTGTTATAGTGGCAGCAGTATCCACTATAGATATTCCGGTATTGATAAGTGCTCCTCCCGCCGTATTGAGTAGAGCGCCACCTGCACTATTACTTAATGCGCCGGCTGCTGTATTAGTAAGTGCTCCGCCCGCTGTATTAGTAAGTGCTCCACCCGCAGAATTTATTAGCGCTCCTCCCGCAGTATTAGAAAGTGCCCCTACTGCAGTGGTCGTAATTGCCCCACCTGCATTATTTACAATTGCCCCTGCTGAAGTATTTGTGACTAGGTTTCCATAAGTATTAAGGGCGCCAACACATGAAACTCCTAAACTCGTCGAAGCACCAATAGTCATTGTAGTTAGAGAAGTTAAACTCATTCCACCTACCACTGATGTTGCATTAAATTTACCATATGCAATAAAATTTGTTCCAAAGAGTGATGTTGTGTTATTCTCGCCTCCGATGGTTGTATTGCTTGATCCAACTGTGAGTGTTTCAGCGTCACCGTTGCATGTTACACTATCACTGCCGTGAATTACCAATTTGCGGCCGTTTCCAATGTTTGTAGCCTCCTGTCCTACAACCTCTTTTAAGTCATTTGCGCCAACCTTTGTACGTCGTGTGCCAGTAATTGTTTCTGTGTAGTTACCATCTACTCGTAGGTTATAGTCGCCAGCGACAGTAGTATTGCAGTTGCCATTTACGGTAATATTAACATCACCACTTATAACGATACTATCTTCGCCGAGTATTGTTGTATAGCGATCGCCATGCACAACTACTGTAGAATCACCACTAGCATTAATCTCATGATAGGTTCCAGACTTATGACCCGTATAGATTCTTTCGTTGCCCAACGTGTCATCAACTTCAAATACATGGCCCGAACGAGTCTCAACCACGTTATTAAACGGATAGACGCTTGTATCTGGAGAAGCTGGAGGACCCCAACTACTGCCATACTGAGCGGGTGTTGACGCGCCGCCATTAGCTGTTGAATCTTTACTAACTAAACCAGCTATGCCACCTGTAATATTTGAAAAATCTATAGCCATACTATACCTATATATCTGTTATATTTTCCATGAAATTAGCGCCTTTGCGCCACGCACGTTTTTCGGTTTTTCAAACACTCCCTCTTTGCCTTTGCCATCCCTAGTTCCAGAACTACTATTACCGTCTATTGCTTCGTACCTTCCGCTGTCGTCTGAATCTCCAGAAGCAAAGCCGACATGGCCCTTTCCCCCGCCTGATGACCATACAATAATGTCACCAGCTTTCACTCCTCGCGTAGGGTTGACTGTAAGAGTTACAATATCTGTATTTTTCCTTGCCCATGTTATGAAAGCTTGAGAGCTTGCAGTTTTTGGACATTTTTTTTCATCTAGACCAGCTTGAGCAATTACCCAAGATGCAAATGCTGCGCAATACGGCAAAGGAGGTTTTCCAGCACCAAGATAACTCCAATATTTTCTAATATTAGGGTGATCGTTTTTGGCTGGTCCTTCTATTGTTCTACCTCCAGCTTCACCACGCGCAACCGAAATTATTTTTTCTCTCAAACTACCGCTAAGTGTAGTTGATTTTGGAGCATCTTCAAATGATGATAGGTTGCTTTCAACTACACTATCAGCAACTCCAACCCCAGCAATATTTAAGGAAGCGTTATTTTTTGCATAGAAACTTGCGCTAAATGCGTTTTGAGACGTAGTCGACGAATCAGGAATATCAGCTCCTGTGCGTAATGGATAGGTTCCATGTGGATCTGCGAAACCATAGAGCGATGCTGCGGTTGGTAGTAATTTTAAAGTTTCTCCGCTAGAATAGAAACTTGGAGTTACATCAACATTATTGCTATATCCAATTTCATAGCCTTTTTCGGTAGATATACTACCGATTATAATTGGATCTTGCAAATCATTTTCGTCTCTAAAAAATCCAAGTACCCATGATCCTGGCACAAGTCCTGTAGGGCTTTGACCAATACCAGACACCCCAGCGCTGGTGACTGGCATAATACATGTTGCCCATGGCAATTTTTCTGTTGGAAGTTCAGTAATATTGCCATTATGATAGTTCATGCACCGAACACGAACTCGTCCCTGTTGAGATGGATCATTAACGTCTTCTACAATTCCAGTAAACCAATTGTTAATATTCATATATCATTAAATACTTTTAAGCGCGTACGATAGAGTCCTTCTTTAAATGTATGTGCAGCAATCCCAATAATATAGATTCCAGATAAAAATTCATCAATATCATCTTGAGCGTATTGTGTATCAAGTTCATCACTCTTTTCTTTTCTTTTTGGGTTATACATTCTACCAATTTGCATGTCAATTTTTTGACCTGGATTTAGATGCATGTCTCCATTAACTTCAATTTCTTGATTTCTAGATTCTAACCGAGATATCAAAGATTGTTGTAATATAAGATTATCAATTACGTCATCAGCTGAAAGAGAATTATCTGCTGACGTGTTTGACTGAACATTTACCGTATTTGCATCAGCATAGTCTTCTAATGAGGCCTTATTATTAGAAGATCCAGATGATGATCTATTATTGTTATTTAAAAATACAATACTTTTTATGTATGAAGTAAGAGGATTTAATTTGCTTGTAATTTTTTTAGAAATAGACTCAGCATAGTTTAGTGTTTTTTCAGTGACTGACTTTTTTGTAATATTTGTTAGTTGCACCTTAGAAGAAAATCCGCCACCTAAAGCTTGAGCAAGTTTATCCATTTTTACGACTCCTCGTAAATTATATATTCTATTATACGCTTCGTCTGAGGCGTTTTGCGCAGATTTTTGTAAAAACGGAATATATCTAAAGACTCGATATTTTTCTTCTTCAGTTATGTTTGTTAAACAATGTATGAATATTTTATTTTCACGAAGAGGTCGGTAGATAAAAAACGGAGAAGAAATATCATCATACAGTTTTGACCTTAGCCATTCGATTGCCTTTAATGGAGATTGAATTGTAATAATGCCCTCAAATTGTGTCATTGGATTGCCAACAACTTCAAGTTTTTCATCTTTACTGTCTTTCCCAAGATAAAGATCATTTGTAAATATATTTTTGATATTATCAATTACTGGGCCTGTTATTGCACGACTAATTCGTGATAACGCACTCAGATATGCATAAGTTGGTATGCATATCATATTATACTCTTGGACACCCTGTGAGTTTATATCCTTTTGATAGTTTGGATATTCTTTTACAGCAAATGTATATTCATAGGTTTTTTTACGCACTTTAATGCCACCATTTCTAGTTTCTAAATTTTCTTCTTTAGAATCTGAAGAAACTAAACATTCTATTTCAATTTTTAAATAGACTTTTTCTTGGCCGTTTAATCCCATCTCCTCAAAGAAATTTATATCGTCATAAATTTTTATATTTAAAACGTTTACTGGACTAAAGAGTTCTTCAGTCATGGAAAATTCCTTGACAATTGGAATTATACTTTTTGTTATCTCCTCTGAATTTGTTAAATCAAATGCCTTTATTGAGTATGTAGATGGTATGACACCAAGTTGTGTATCATATTGCGATACTTTTGGAGTGTTTCTATTTGGTACACTATTGGTTGACATAACTTATTGTGTAATTTCGGACATATAGATTTCGACGAATTCTCGAATTTTATCAGGACGAATTGTCTTTATCTGTGATTTTTTTTCATTTAAACTATATTCATAGTCATAGTTGCTGTAATATTTTGGAAAGCGAGAAAGAGAATCAGACGTTTTGTCTGGATGAAGTTGGTCAAGGGTTGAAATTTCATATTCATTGCCATACTCATCAGTGTCGTAATACTGGTGTGCTGCGTATCGATAATTTTCCCAGGCGTATGCATAGTTTGATGTTTCGGGCGAATCTCCAGTGAAATTTGTAGAGTAAAAAAATCTATCAGTTATTGTCTCATCTCTAAAATAGTCACGAATATTTTTTACATCATTTCTAAACTCTAAAACTTCTTCAATTTCTTTTGCTATTGCTATACTGTATGTGTCCAATCTATTAGATATAAGATCATCAATTACCAAACAGTCATCTCTATAGAGAATGTATGATTTATATAACCATTCTGTTTCGATATCATAGACTTTATAATAGTCTATTGTAGCAAATTTATGTGGGTTTACAAATTTTAAATAGAATGCACTCTTATTAGTAAACGCCGTTCGATCCTCTACAAGTCTGTCTCCGTTATTTGGATTTCTAATGTCATAGACAATTAGTTGACACATGCGGCTATCATATTTTGCTATTTTTGCATATAGATTGCCATCAACCGGGGCAACTAGAGAAGAATTATAGTCAAATGATGTATTTGAATTTTTTGCCACTATCTGCAGGTATGGCAAATATTTTTCATCTAAAACAGCATTTTCAAATATATTTCGTGAATTTGGAGCATATGTTTTATTATTATATTCTCCAACAATATCATATATTGGTTTAAACGTAATTGCGCTATACCGATCATATTCAGACTCTATCATACGCTCAAACTTTTGATATGACAACGGCCAGTCATAATATAAATTTTCTTTTAATTGCTCGTTAATTGCAAAAAATGTCCAATAATAATCAGGTTTGCCATAGAGCATATGAGACAATATATCAGGTCTTACTCCATCTGGTATTGTATAGAGCAAATAGTCAGTGTATGTATCAGGTATGCTTCTAGACTTATTTACTTTAACCATGCGACTAATGTCAACAAATGATAGTTCATTACCATTAACATTATATCGAATTTTTGGAAATCTATTAAAATACATACTATGGTAATTGGTTGGATGATGTGTTTGTTGATGTTATAACGCTGACGCGCGATGGAGAAGTTTGAACTTCTACGTTTTTATTACGAATTTCGCTAAATGCAGTATCATCCAAATCTTTTATGTCTGCTGCAGTAAGTGCGCGAGTTTCTATAAATGTTAGGGCTAAATCACATTCAAGCGGGGCGCCATCTTCGAACCACAAATTTGAACTAGAATTATATGTAGTAGACATTGTGTCGAGATAACACTCATATATTTTTGGTATATATTCGAGATCATTTAATGTACTGCCGTGTAAAAATTTTATGGTCCATGTTGGAGGATATTGAAGTTGTAAAGAATTTCCTTCAGCATAGAGACCAATACGAAATGCCCGGCATATATTACGAATTGTTTGTGACTCTTCTTGACTCTTTGTCATAAATTTCATTTGAAATTGAAATCGACGAGTCGACATTCCAGTAAATTCTGTGGTAATATTTTTATTTAGAGTTGTCCCTAAACCAATACTAACTGCACTCTTTACTTCGTCTGATAATGGCGCCATTTGAGCAGTAAGTTGACCTAATTCTCCCAAACTATTTGGTACAGCACCACCAACTGCTCGACTAATATAGTCTTTAGCGCCCGCCATGCCTCCGCTTGAGGCTGCTCCTAGCGCGCCAGCAGCCACACCAGCCATATTAAGTTCTGCGTCATTATATGTCGCGGCGTCAGAAAATGCTAAACTTTGAGGCATTGGTAAAAAGATAAAAAATTTATCATTGAGATTATTTCTAGCCTTATTGCAGGACATTTGCATAATTGGTCGATTGCCCTTGGTGAGATCATTGGGAAAATACATAGAACTGTATGTCGCACCCTTTGAAAATGAAGGAGTCTGTGAAGTCAAAGCCATATAAGTACTATTTATATGCCAAAGGGACACTATTATCGTGGTAAATATCCCGTAAAGAATAGAGAAAAATATGATGGTGATTCTTCGATTGTAGTGTATCGTTCTCTTTGGGAACGGCAGGTATTTAGATGGTGCGATGACACCCCAGAGGTAACACGATGGAGCAGTGAAGAAACCGTCATACCATATCGTTGCCGATCGGATGGCAAAACACACCGCTATTTTGTTGACCTTAAGATAATTTTTGCTAGTGGACAGACTTATCTAATAGAGATAAAACCAAAAAAGCAAACACAAGAACCGAAGGTTAAGACGCGTAAGACTCGAGCATATATTACCGAGGTATTAACATATGCAAAAAATATATCAAAATGGGAGGCCGCGCGAGAATATTGCGCAGATCGGGGATGGTCATTTGAAGTATGGACTGAAGACACAATCAAAGGTCTTGGAATAAAACTATTGACATAATTTTGCATATAAATAGATATATGCCGTCTCTTTTTTCTAAAATACAGTCAGATGCAGACCGGGCGGGGTTTTTGCCTCGTACTGCAGAGTCTAAAGATTGGTTCTATAAAAAAATAAGAACTCTGACAAATATATCTCCATCAAAGGTTTTAACTGATGACAGTCTCGTAACACGTGCTCGTCCACTTATTGGTCGTATGTTTATGTTTTTATATGATCCTAAACATAAAGAGACATTGCCATACTATGATCGTTTTCCACTTATACTTATGGTCGGCCCTGCAAAGGGAGGATTTTATGGCCTAAATCTACATTATCTTCCGCCACGACAGCGTGCCATTTTTTTTGATCGTCTTATGGATTATACAAATAATAAAAAACTTGATGAATCCACTCGCTTTCGTCTATCATATAATCTACTTAATAGCACAGCAAAACTTCGTGCCTTTGCGCCGTGTTTTAAACATTACCTATATAACCAGATTTCATCAAAGACTGTCGAAATACTACCAACCGAATGGGAAATTGCACTATTTTTGCCGACCGAATCATTTATTGGCCAAACTAAACAAACTCTTTGGGGAAGTACCCGCGGATTGATATGAATAATATAGAGACAATAAAATCTGAAATAGTAGCGCGGCACGGACTTGCTCGTTCTAATAAATTTAGCATAGAAATACTTGACAACGTTGGAAAACTTTCAAAAAGCATAGACCTACTATGCGAAAGTGTGTCTCTTCCTGGTATGCAGATATTTACTACAGAATATAGTCATATACGTCATGCCACAAAATACCCCACTGGGATTATGTATGAAGATGTGGAATTAACCTTTTTACTCACCCAAGACTATTATACAAAAAAGTTTTTTGACACATGGATGTCAAAAATTATTGAAACAAATGCAGATGAATATTATTTGAAATATAGAAAATCATATTGTAGAGATGTCATTATAAATCAACTGAATGATCGTAATGAAAAGGTCTATAGTCATAAATTATTGGATGCCTATCCAATAAGCGCACAAACTATAGAATTAAACAGCGCATCTGATGATGAAGTTGCAAAATTTAATGTCACTCTGACCTATGATAAATATGAAATAACGAACCATATATAAATTATGCCATTACCAACACTTGAAATACCAAAATATAATATTACAATACCATCAACTGGTAAAACTGTTGAATATCGTCCCTTTTTAGTAAAGGAAGAAAAAATACTTCTTATAGCTCAAGAGTCTGGCGAGACGTCTCAAATGATCTCTGCAATGAAAGACATCGTACGTTCATGTACATTTGAAAAAGTTAATCCTAATGATCTTACCACATTTGATCTAGAATATATTTTTTTAAAGTTGCGTTCAAAGAGCGTGGGGGAAGTTGCAAACATTTTAGTAAAGTGTAAAAAATGTGATCATAAAAATCCTATCGCAATAAACATTGATGAAATATCAGTAACTGTTCCTAAAAATGTAGAAAAAGTAATTATGTTGACTCCAAAAGTAGGTGTTAACATGAGATACATCAAGACGAAAGACATATCTAAGCTATCAGACATTTCAAAAGGTGAAGGAGACCTAATTACAGATATAATTATCTCGTCAATCGAATCCATATTCGACGAGTCAAAGGTATATCCAACAGATGATACACCAAGAGAAGAACTGGTCACATTCGTAAATTCATTAAACCATGAACAGTTAGGCAAACTACAAAGTTTTATTGAAAATTCTCCAAAATTAGAAAAAACTATACATTTTAACTGCACATCATGCAAAGAGAGTAATGATATAACACTATCTGGCATACACTCTTTTTTCGAATAACCCTCTCGCATGAATCATTAAGTAATTATTATCAAACAAATTTTGCGCTGCTACAACATCATAAATACAGCCTAACTGAATTGGATAATATGTTGCCGTGGGAGAGGGAAGTATACATCTCATTATTATTAAAATTTTTAAAAGAAGAAGAACAACGACGTAAAAAATAATGGAAACTACAGAATCACCAAAACTACTAACTTCAATTATAGGAGAATTGCAGGACAATAATCATGTAAATGAACTTATATTTGATTCGGTAGAAAGTTTAAACAATTCGCTCGTAAAAGAAAGCGAGTCACGAACTGAAGAGACTGCGCCTATCTTTACGCAAATTCTAGATCAAATAACTGGAATACACAAAAATATATTTAAATTTTTAGATATATTTGCTGGAAACGATTTGCAAGCTGAAGAGAATCGTCGCGAGTTACTTGAAGCGTTACGAGGACTTGGCAAAAAAGATAAAGAGAGATTGCCGAGTCCTCTTAAAGATGATAGCGGAATTGGTATTGGTGGAATATTAGGAGCAGTTATAGGAGCTGCCGGGTTTTTAACTGGAATGCTGGTTGGGTTTTTTGGTCAGTTATCAGCACTTATAATTGGTGCATTAAAAAATTCTAAAGTAGGCAAAGCAATTTCATCTTTTACATCAGGACTTGTTAACGGAATTAAGACTCTATATTCTAATATATTAACTAGCTTTAAAAATACAAAAGCTATAAAAGCAATAAGTGAATTTTCAAATTCATTGCGCACAAGCGTTTCTGGTTTTTTTACTGCTATAAAGGAAGGTGCACTTTCAAGATTAAATGCTAGTAAAAATGCATTAAAGGGCGTATTAGATAAGAGTGATATGTTTAAAGGTCTCGTCTCAAAGATAAAATCTTTTTATACACCATTTGCGGATCTTTTAAAAGCAATAGGAGAATTTTTACCAAAGGGTGAAGGATTGATTTCAGGCATAAAAGGTTTTATTTCATCAATAGGAACTAAATATACTGCAATTGCTAATAAATTCTCTGTTGCCTTTAAGGTAGGTAAAATGTTTGGAGGGCTATTAGCAAAATTAGCATTGCCTCTAACAATAATAATGGGATTATGGGATACTGTAACGGGCGCAATTGCTGGCTATAAAAAAGATGGTGTCGAAGGAGCGATTAAAGGAGGATTAAGTGGTCTACTAAATGGACTTGTTGGTGGAATACTTGATATGATTAAAGGAGGAATCTCTTGGATAGCAGGAGCATTAGGTTTCAAGCAAGTTGAAAAGTTACTAGATAGTTTTTCGTTTAGTGCTATTATAGAAAGTTTTGTAGAAGGTCTTGTTGATTTTGGTGAGAGTATATTTGATTTAATGCTGGCTCCATTTACCACAATACCTAAAATGTTAAAAGAAGCATTGAAATCAATAAGTACTAAAGGGTTTAAGGGTATATTTGAATTTCCTAAAATTGTATTGCGCGCAGTATTGCCAGATCCTGAAAAACATACAAGTGGATTTGATCCATTATATTGGGCAGCAAAAGCAATACCAGAATCAATATACGAATATGCTGGCATGAAAAAACCAGCAATGAAAGAAAATGTAGTGACTGAAACTACAGGAGCAGTATCTAAAGCAATGGATTCGTCTGGCGTCGCTAAAGAAACTGCGAAACAGTTACAAAAAACAAAAGGTTATGATACTGACGGGGATGGCG